GCTATTCCCCAATTTATCGTATTTGCCATTTAAATACTGTTTTAATTTTATTATATTTTTTTCTTTCGGTTTGTATCTCACAATACCCATCCGTTAAATAATCCATCGCTATCTGGGTAAACATCGCCACCCTGATTGTTATTATACTCAGGAAATAAATTACTGTTATTGTTTATGTAATCTAAAAATCTCTGCGTGTAATACTCTGCTTTGTCTCTTGCTTTTCCTGCTAAATAGTCAACTTCTTCTTTAACTACTGTTTCTGCGTTTTCACTTGACCCTTTAAATACTCCTCCGTTTTTTATACTATAAGCAGCAAACGGAATATACTCTGCTTGTGCATACCAAAGTAACATAGGCTGTACATATGTGTTCAATAAAGTTTGATAGTTTCCTGTAACACCTGATCCTGCTATGTCAGCTTGTAATTTATCGTATAGTTTAGTTCCTAAATAGTTTCTTATCTCAATCTCTTGTGCTAACTTAATAAACTGTATAAATTTATCAGTATCTACGTTGCCATCAATAATACTATTCTTGACTAAATCTGTTCTCGATATGAATAATGCTGTTGCCATAATTATCTACTTATTCCTATTCTTTTTGCGTATGCTGCTGTATATCCTTTGTAAGGCATATTCTTAGGCTTCATAGCTACTTTCTTTGCGTTCTTAGGA